TAGGTGTGAATTTTTTACATCCACACTTTTTACAGCGCACACCTTTGAAGGTGATATGGTCGTTCTTAGGTCGGGTTTCGGTTTTTTGGGTCATTTTCTTTGCCTCTAATTACCCATGCGCATACTACTATATAAAGGTTTCGATACGACTAATGAGCGACTAATACGGCGACTAATGCCCCTCGCGAGCGTATGTGCGTTCATATTATTACGGAAAAAACACCTGAAAAAAACGACTAATGTTATTTTTGAAATCGGGGCGACTTGCGACTAATGTTATTTTTCGGTTTCGATTATTAGTCGAGCGACTAATGGTTTGCGACTAATGCGGCAAATCCTGATTCCGGCGAAGCGAAAGTTAATCGCGACTAAATAAAGGGAGTGGTTTCGCGTTTTTTAGTCGGGTGTTGGAAAGGCGACTAATTTTTATTTTTTGTAGTCAAAAATTAGACGCGACTAAAGTTCGGCGTGGATTTTTGTAGTCAATAATTTTTAAAGGTTTCTTAATCGCGACTATTTTTTTATGCCTGATTTTTCTAAAAAAACTTGGCCTGTCATTAGTCGAGACTAATTTTTTGGTGATTTTTTTGCACCGACTAATTTATTTGCGACTAAAACGCCATTAGTCGCGACTAATAACCATGCTCGCAGTCATCGTATTAGTCGTAAAAACGCCTTGAAACCACTAAGGAGGGGGTAGTTCGACGGAGCAAATATTTTGCGACTAATACGCGTATTACAATCCATGTTTTTAGTCGCGACTAATATTAAACGCGACTAATAATCAGGTTCGCAGTCTCCTTCTTAGTCGTAATTTTTTTCTCTTGCCTAACTATCCCCTCCTAAGTGTCTATGAAGTTTTTTTGCGACTAATACGCGTACTGCTCAATGTAATTTTAGTCGCGACTAATATTAGCATTAAGCGCGACTAAAATAACAGCACGACATACCCTTCTTAGTCGTAAAAAAAAGTTATCCCCCTCCGAACCCACTATAAATGCTGACACCTGAAAATTGCGACTAATAAGCACACTGAAAGGGTATAAAATTAGTCGCGACTAACGGCCTATTAGTCGTAAAAAATAACAATAACGACTAAAAAAAGAAAAAATAGTCGCGATTAACAGGATAACGCTCAGGCCATATTAGTCGTCATATTAGTCGAAGCGGTATGTATAAATAGGTGCGGCCCGTAGGGTAACTTGGAGATAAGAAATATGCCCCCAAAAATGAAAACATACCTTGAGATACAAAGCCATGAGGTTGATGTGGAATACTTCCGCACACTCGGTTATTATTGGCCCAAAGGAGAATACAAAAAGACCGATGACGAAACCCATGAATGGTTCGTTGTAACGGAAAATTACCCTGTGTGCATCCTTGGCTTCGGAATACCCGGCAACCAAGAAATTATTGAAGTCGAGCGCATTTGGCACTTGGCCGACCGATACACCGAAGAAGAATAATTCTACACCTGAAGAATTACATTAACGACTAAATGCGTTTGGTCGGAGCCGCCCTGCTCTCCGGTTTGCCGGAGAGTGGGGCTTTTTTTATCGACTAATTTTTTTAGCGACTAACAACGACTAATCTCTTTACGACTAATTTTTTTCTGGTCTAAACACTTACGACTAATAACGCCGACTAATAAAAAATAAAACGCGATAACTTAGTCGCGACTAATAGTGGGTCGCCTACATTAGTCGCATCGCATTAGTCGTTCATTAGTCGTTCAGCCGTATTGATATACTTGTTCAACATAGGATTACACATGGCAAACGACCATAACCCCGAAGACCGCCCTATTGAGGATGAATCCTCCGTTATTCGACAATCGCTTCAAGTCGCAATAATTCGACTTCAAGAATACATGACTTGGGATTATCCCGAAGCCATTAGAGGATATAATGACCTTGAAGAGATTATGACCCACCTTGAAGACGCTTACACAGCCCTTGACACCGAAGCACTACCGACAGGCGACGAAGACAAGATGTGGTGCAATTTCCTCATCCCTGAAATGGCAAAACTCAACTGCGGCCACCACCCTCAACGCGTTTACAGACTTGACGACGGCGACCTTGTAGCGGAGTGCCGCAGGTGCAACTACTCCGCAATCCGTAAAGAACCCGGAGATGTGGACTATTGATGTTCAACAAATCCTGAATACGACTAAAATCGTTTACAGTATACGACTAATGTCGGGCCGTTCCTGACCCCCCCTCGGAGGGGTCGGGAACCACTTTTCGACTAATTTTGGGTTTCGACTAATTTATTTTCTTTTTTTTTGGTGAATTTCTTAACGACTAATTTTTTTTCGACTAATTTATTTAGCGACTAATTTTCTGGGTCTTTTTTTATCGACTAATTTTTTTTCGACTAATCTTTTTTAACGACTAATTTTTTTTAGATGTTTGAGAAATTAGTCGCGACTAATTTTAGTAGTGTGAAAAAAAAACTTAGTGTAGAAAATACACTAAGTTACAAAAAATCCGGTCCGCGCGCCGACCGATTTCAAAAAATCCGAAAAAACGAACATGAATGATTCATGTTTAGCACCCTCTCAGGCCAAATCAGGCTCGCAGTATAGCGTTTAGAACATAAATATCAAAACATGATTGAATCATATGAAAACATGATTCAAAAACCCCCTAAATTAGCCAAAAAACGCACTTCAAGTCATACCTGAAAATTCACTACGGAAACGCCCAAAACAAAACAAAAAACGCCAAAAACGCACTTTTTAGTCGCTGTGTTGATATATGCGTATAGATACCGTCGGTTCATGGAGGAACAAACCCATACCGAAAAAAGCGGTGTGTTCAATGTCGTTGATGTTGAACAAACCGAAAAAATACCGGTTGTCGTTGCTGTTGAAGCAACCTCAAACGAGACAATGATTGACCTATCCGACGCTGTTCTCAAGCGATTCGGCGATGTGCTACGCCATGAAGTGTTCAAGCGCATCACCTTGACCGTCAATGACGCCAAGGCCCGAAAAACCTTGAACAAGAAGCAACGCGAAACCTTTGCATACAAGGGAACACCGATGTGCAAAGACGCTATGCTCTACGCCCGAACTGCGAACATCCGACGAAAGGACATCAAGAGCGAAGCAATGGTGAACGCCGGTCTAAGTGTCATTGAATACATAGGCCGCAATCAAGAACGCGTTTCAATGAATGCCAACGGAACCGGATTCAAGCAAATCCTTGATTCATCAAAGAAGGCTCGCGATGCTGTTATGGGCATCATGGCCTTCGATAAATTGCTCCGCTTGAAAAAGGCAGGTATTGAGAACATGGGTGCTACGGCTTCGACAATTGGTGAGACTCTCGCCCTTGAAGACATCACTTCACACCGCGCTCTTGAAGCGTTTGAATTGATGGATGCGCATGACTTTGTTCGATACATTGAACTCAACCCGTCGGACTTAATCCGTCAAGGTTTCACCTCAATGCGATTGAGTGAACAAGAAGGACACTATGACCCTATCACTTCAATTTATCAGCATGGCATCAAGGTTCATACATACGGCCCAACAAAGGCACATGATGATGAAGTCCTTGGATATGCACACCTTTCAATCAATGCCGACACCTTGAGCGATTTGACCGTATCGGCTAAGTCATGGTCATGTGCTAAGAAGAACGGCGGATGTGGCAACCTCATGGGCAACGGACAAGTCAAGAAGGGCGGCGATTCACCGAACTCATGCACTGTCTGTTCAATGCCAAAATACCGACTTTCGGGCCATGCAAACGCCATTTCAATGCCTCAAATTATGAGCGACGGCGAATTGAAGACATACGGAGGGCATCAAATCCACATGCGCTCTTGTATGATACCGGTCGCAACGGCTCGCATGATTATCGGGTTTCAAATGGGCGTCTATACAGCGAAAGAAGCCATCAAAGCACTTCGCTCAAACGGTGTTATGATTCGACGAAACGACTCCATCAAGGTTCCCGCCAAAGTGGTGCCTGTGTGCTTCGATGTTGCATATAACGGCGTTACTTTCGGCTTGGCATGTGAAAGAATCAACCCGAACTTGAACCCTGAAGACGAGTGAAAAACGCTTGACTGAAAGCCTGTTTATCAAATGAAAATATTGTAATCAATACAAAACGGAGGTGCTAAGAAACAAAAACAAAGGATAGAATGAGAAGTGTTCACCCGTGCTTCTCATATCCAAAACATGAACCAACGGGTGCCTTCTTCATGTCAATTGTAAAGTGCCGACATAGACAAACGCGAAACACCCCTAAAAACATCAATATAAACGCCTGTATGAGCCTTAAAGGTATCAATAGGTTAATTGATACCACCGGAAAATTTCAGGGCCATTTAGGGGGGGTTTTGGGGGGTTTTCTCTTTTTTTACTCCAAAAGTAAAAAAAACGGCGACAATCACCATTGCTTAGTATGCCGCAAAATTTACTACAAAAAATTATGAAAAGCAAGTATCAATACCTGCGCCGATTAACGACCTTAAGATTGCCACGCGCTCTCGCTTTAGCCTTGCCACCGGCCCATTCGCCTTTGCCCGATTTGCCAAAGACCATTTTTGCACCTTTCATTCCGCCTGAAAATTGGTCTACTGCGTGTGCCAATGCCATTACCAAGTCGTTGTGTCGGCCCGTATCAACAATCTCGCCGTTTTTCCAAGCGTGTGATTCTAATTCGTCAAGCAATTCGCTCATAATGCGTCGGGTTTTGTCGTCGCCATACGGGATGACAATTTTTTCTCGCTCGAACCACACCCTAAGCCTGTTAAGCAAAGCCTGTTTCAAACCTTTGTTGCTAACTTTACTTTCCCTATAATCTACGCCGATACCCTTAGCCTCTAACAGCGACTTAAACAGCCGTTGAAAACCGACATCTTCCGCCGCCAAAGGTGCGCTGTATCGCTTACACCATTCGCCAATCATTTCGGCTTGTTTGTCAGGGGGAAAGTCGTTCCTTCGCCAAATGTTTGCCACTACCAAATCGCCATTACTTTCTTGTCGGACAGCGCATAGCACCGAGTAGTCCTTTCCTAATCCCTGCGAAGGGTCAAACCCAATAACATACCGGCAATTATCGCGTTTTTCTGTATCAAGCACTTGTTCTAAGTCCATATTTTTACGGGTATACTTACGGGGATATACTGCCGAGTCGTCATCTATTACTTGGCAAAGCAATTCTTGAGCAAACTCCAACGCACCCATAGACTCACGCTGTTCAAGCAAAAATTGAGCCGGTCTAAACTCCGGCCATAACGCTTCTAATTTTTCCGGTTCATGTTTATGCTCATCCCAATTAGGGAATGCCGACCATGTTCCGCTTTTCCATTGGGTATTATCCAACATTTCAGTGTGGTAAAGGTCAGTCATAGCCATTGGAGTTCCAACACAGTAAATAGATGAGCCGGGGTCAAGCATAGGCATAACAACTTTACGCAACCAATGGCGCAACTGTTCATTGTTCAACTCTTTTTTAGCGTCAAGCAATACATCGTCAAGAGCAATAACCGCCGGATGCTCACCACGAATAGCGGAACCCACAGAAGAACAACGGATTACTGCGCCGTTGTTA